ATCGAAAGAATTGAATAAAAAAATGAAAGCATTACCTGACAAAAATTCAGTAGAAGGATTAAACATTCTTGTTGAATCGCAACGTTTAGCAGGAAAAATCGAAGGCATTAACCTTATCATGGAAGAACTTGAACACCTCGCAAAAATCTCATAGTGTATAATGAGATGAAAGGAGGAATGTAAGATGATTACATTAGCAATTTTAGGAGCTATTTTATTAGGAGTAATAGTAGTTGGAATAGCACTGCTTTTAGCAGGAGGTATTTCAATATTATTCACTTTCGGAGATGTGATAGTGGCTGGATTGATAATCTATGCTATCATCAAACATATCTGGAAAAAACATCACAAAAACTAGGAGGGGCCTACATAGGCTTCTCCTTTTATATTTTTTTAATTAAAGGAGGATACAAAAATGGTAGTAAAGTATGTTGAGGATTTCGTTGGATTGGACGGACGTTTCTATGAGAGCAAGGTAGCTTCAGATTGCTGCTCAGTACGTTTAGTTCCGGACTGTGGAGGGATGATGTCTGCTATATTCTTATATAGGGACAATGATCAGAGTATGATAATTCCATTCTCTGGGAAAGATCTCTCTCAAAAGATGGTATATCTGGACAACAATATATTTGATATTCATGTTGCTTCTGGTATTATCGACCTGTCCGGGTTCAAAGCTGTTAAGATGTCAAAATACATCGAACTGAATGCAGTTATGAAATCCATTGGCAAGAGCCCACTGTTCAAGAAGAGCGAAAATGTCCCTATCGATGCCCGGAACATTGTGAAGGATGTGTGTCATGCAATTGAATTCAATGATGACAGCTTCGAGCACCTGTTCGAAAATATGAAGGAGGGATTATAATGTTCAAAACTTACATTGATATTTCTAGACGGAATTATATTTACTATATGGTTCACGATATTATTACGATGCGTAATGGCTGGGACGGAATAAACACTGTCACTAGACCAGATCATATAAGGATCTACTTCTCTTATAAATGGTTCCAGTACGGCAAGGTTCGAGCATTCAAAAAGGCGGTGAAAAACTATGCAAAAAGAGTCACATATTACGATCGCACATCTATCCCTAAATATTTATTTGCGCAAGAGACAAGACCATCTTCAGACAAACTCCAAGAAGCGCTCGCAGAGTTTTCCTACACGGCAGCAGTTCAAGGAGGTATTAGATGTAGAGATATCGAAGCTATAGTCAATGACGATGGCGTAGTGATAGGATATAAAAGATAAGGAGGGATTAAAATGAATGTATTAGTATGTATTATATGTGTAACTATTGGCTACCTTGTAGGTATGCATATTGGTAAGAACGTAACGAAAATGTCCTGCCCGGGTATCATCAAAATGGCTAGGGACGAGGAAGGAGAAGGATACTACTGTGCTCTTGAGGTTAATGGCAAAGACTCTCTTAAAGATATGTACAATTCCGATACAGTAACGTTCGAAGTTAGGCGTATGTCAGAGACGCAAATAAAACAGGGCCTATAATGAGAACTTTATTGTTATAATATTGAAAGGAGTCAAATATGGCAAGAGAAGAAGGAACTGAAAACTTAAGAGAGGTATTAGAGCAGACTATTATTGAAGAGGACAATAAACTCTTCGATGAAAAGATTGGAGACGAGCGAAATTGCATTGCCGACAATTTGGTGAACTTCTACAAGTTGAAATTAGAAGAAGACAAGCTCACGCAGGAGCGTGATATCAAAATGAAAGAGTTTGATCATAAAGAAAGAGAACTCGACATTAGAGAACGCGAATTGGAGCAGTCTAAAACTAATTCAAAATTGGAGTTAATCAAATCCGGAGTAACGCTGGCCGCTTGGGCCGGACTTAGCATCGGAGTGATGGTCTTCGAAGGTAATGGAGGCGCAATACTTAGTAAGGCATTTCCGGGGATCTTTCCAAAGACGAAGATCTGAGAAACAAGAAAGTTAAGTTTATAGGCTATGGAAACATGGCCTATAAGCTTTTCTAGAAAGGAGACAGTTAGTTATTATGGATACATTTTTATTAGCATTTTTAACGGCATTTATAGTACTAATGCTGTCGGAAAGGTGTCATCGCAAATAATTCATATGTTATTATGAAGGAGGTGATAAAATGAGCAAAGAAACTTTATTGAAAATTGGACAGATTGGATGTACTGCAATTGCAGGATTCTTAGGAACATGCTTAATGCAGATGCATATTGATGAGGTAATCGACAAAAAGGTTAATGCTATCGAGTCAACCGACTCAAAAGAGGATGAGGACTAATTCAGGTCCTCTCTTCTTTTCGCAGCATATTCAGCCACTATAATGAGAACTTATTGTTTAAAGTTGAAAGGAGAATTAAAATGAAAGAGACAACTAAACAGAAACTGAACAACACAAAGGAATATGTGAAGGAGCATAAAGGTGATATCATTGCCTTCTGTGCCACATCGGCTGTTGCCGTGTTAGTTGGTCGTGCTTGTGGAACCATTATTGGTAAATACATTCAGACAACCAACACTGCAGCATTCAAGAACGGATGGCAGAAAGGTATGAGTGATTTTCATGATTATATGCTGAGAGACAACATGGATAATCCGGATGTTGTTAAGGCGTTAGTCGAATTTCAGGATAAACACACAAACTAATAAGTAAGTTTATAGGCCATGTTTCCATAGCCTTTAAGCTTTTCTAGAAAGGAGTCAAAATGAACAGTGAACAA